GACAGAGAGCAAATGATGTTAAAATCATACCTTGACAATAAACAAATTACTCAGGAACAATACGACAAAGAACGGACAGCCTCTCAGGAAAGACAAGGGAAAGAAGAAATAAAGATTAGAAAGCAAATCGCAGCGGTAACAAAAACAATCACGATTGCGGAAATTGCGATAAACTTAGCAAAAGAGTTATCGCAAATAAATAGTAATATCGGAGTAAATGCAGACCTTACCCAAACATTAAGAACTATTTTAAGTGCCGCTGCAATCGGGCGGGCTGCACTCCAAACGGGGACGGTTCTTTCTCAAAAGTTTGCACGGGGTGGATTAGTTGAGGGTAATTCACATGAGCGTGGCGGCGTTCAGGGTTATATCGGCAACCGTTCCATTGAATTGGAAGGAGGCGAGGCGGTAATAAATAAACGCAGCACCGAAATGTTTAAACCCCTACTTTCAAGAATCAACGCAGCGGGCGGCGGCAAACGATTTGCGGCGGGTGGTGTAATTCCTTACGCCTATCAATCAGGGCAGGCCGGAACGCTTGACGCTGCAAAAATCATAGAGTTAATCGGGGCGGTAAATAGTAGGATTGACCGTTTGCAGGTTATCCAATCAGTAACCGGATTAACAGACATTCAAAACGAACAAAAACAAGTATATCAAAATAGTGTAATATGACCGAAATACAACGTGCCGAATACAATTTGACAGCGGAAGAAAAACAGACCGTTATGGATATTGTGGAATTATGGTTAGTTACACGGGAAATGCCGGATTCTGATATGGTTTTGCTTTTCCGCTTGTACGCTTTGAAAGTTTTGGGAGATGGTTCGATTACGATGGGTTGCTCCGGTTGTAGGGCGCAATGCCGGGAATTTTGGCGGCAATGGTTTAAGAATAAGGTAGGAACGGATTATTATTTTGAACTTACACACCAATAAAAAAACGGCTACTTTTTAGGGTAGCCGTTTTTTTATTTTAATTTTTGGGTGTGATTCTTATTTTTTTCGGTTTGTCGGGGTTCCCCCTTTCTGTTATTTCTATATCCCATTTTTTTGGGTCAAAGTAATGGGAAACATATCCATATCCGCCGGAGTTCATTTCAGTTTGAATTATTCCATTTTTGGCTTTTTCTAATATTAACTCCAATGCCCCCAACCCCCTAAAACTATCAAAAACGCTACCCTCGTTAGGGATAAATCTGCCCGATACTACTTCATTGAATGGTATATTTTTACAGTAGTTACGGGTGGTGGCGACCATTTTGCCATACGTTTTATAAAAATTGTCTTCTGACGCTTTGTATTTCAGCGTCTTTTGTTCTTCGCAAAAAGCAGAAAAAATGCTTTCCAGTTCTTTTACTAAAATTTCCATAATGTTTTTAAATTAAATTGTGAATAAATTGTTTATATATAATTAAACGCTTTATAAATAAAAAGGTTTCAAAAAAGCAAAAATATTTTTCATTTTATATCTTAATATAAAAAACGGCTACTTTTTAGGGTAGCCGTTTTTTTTAGTAATCTATACCGTTCTTCTTTAGCATTTTTCTCACTTCCGTGAGCCTTTCTTTTGAAATATCACCCTTATACCCTTCCTGAAATCTTTCCAGGTCTTCGATTTCATACCATTTGAAAGTGCACATTCTGTCTCTTTCCTCCCAATTTTCAAACATTTCTACTTTTCCGGTGTATTTCCCGTTAAATTTGCCCGGATTGTGCTCTTTCTCTAAACAAATCTGTTTCATAATGCGTTCAGATTTTTACCTGTTCCCGTGTATTAAATTGTTTATATATAATTAAACGCAGTACAAAATAAAAGGTTTCAAAAAAAGCAAAATATTTTTAAAATATTTTAAAATATTTCATAAATAGTTTGTTACTGATTTTTTAAAACCAATATTAAAAACGTTCGTTAATTTTGTATAAAAGTTTCAATAATTACTGAAAGTTATGAAAGTAGAAAGTAAGAATTTTTGGTTAGACATGTTCCCGGAAAACGCAAGCCGTCCGATTTTTGAGCGGGTAGATTCTGAATTGCAGATAAATTTACTTTCTGAGATTGGAGGGGATTTTTGGGGAAGCGTATCAATTACAAAAGATTCTTTCTTGCAAGCTATTCAGGACAATAGGGACGTTGAAAAAATTACGGTTAATGTTTCCTCTTTGGGTGGTGATGTTGATACGGCTTTGTACATTAACTCACTAATCAACAAGCAACGAGATAAAGCGACTGTATTTTATTCCGGTATCGTTGCAAGTGCAGCGACGTGGTTAGGCTCAGACGTTAAGCGGGTTGCTGCACCGAGCACGGTTTTTATGATTCACGAATCCGGCACGATTGCGGGCGGCAATAAATCCGATTTTACTGCGGCGGCTCAAATGCTATCTGTAATTGATAATTCAATTTTTGGGATTTACTCCGCAATGACCGGACTACCAATACAATTCTTTCAGGATAAAATTAATGCAGCGGGTGGCGAATGGTGGGTAAGTGCTGAGGAGGCCCTACAATTAGGTTTGATTTCTGAAATATCAAATTTTGAAGGGGCGACAGACGTTCAGCCAATCCCGAAAGCAACAGCAAAACAGTTTCAAATTACTAATAAGTTATACATAATGAATGAGAAAAGTATTTTAGAGAAAATCAAAAATTTACTTTTGGGGGGCGGTGATGAAGGCGAAGGCCAAGAAAACAAGCCGACACCCGTAGTAAAAAACGAGCTTAATCCCGATGAGCGGGCGGAACTTGACGCAGTTATAGCCCAACAGCGGGAACGACTTGATGAACTTGAGGCGTTAATCGCACGGTTTACGGCTGACGCAGAAGCGAAAGCAGAAACGGAAAACGAACTGAAAACGCAGGTAGAAAACCTTAAAAAGCAGGTAACGGCTGCGAGTATTTCAGCAACTACACAAAGGGTTGAAAACAAACAACAAGAGCAAAATGACACCATGTCAGAAGGCGCAAAAAAACTATTAAACAAGTATTCAAAATTTCTAACGAAGTAAAAAGATGTTGAAAGAATTAAATGTTACATTAGGGGTTGAAGAATTAAAATCTATTCTTTTTGAGCCCGTTATTGATGATTTGGAGGCAAAAGGGATGCGAGTAGTTGAAACGCAAATTACTGCCTATGTGGGTTATGTGCCTGCGGTACGTGGTTTTATGCGTAAATCTACGGGGTGCGGGTCTGTGAACTATGCAACCGTTGCGCCGGATAAAAAGACGTTTACCCCTGTCAAAATGAAAGGTGGTACAAAATTATGCGCTGAAAGCCTTGACGATGTTTATGCACAAGCCCGCAATAAAGGGGTAAGGCGTGCAGAAATTACGGGCGCTATCTTAGAAACTTTGCTAATTGATAGCACGATGGACAGCCTTATGTCTGATATTCACACTCAGGCATGGTTAGGGAATACCGGAAGCACCGACCCGCTTTACACCCCTTTCGATGGAATTTGGGAGCAGGCGATTGCAGACGGTGCAATCACTGCATACACAAGCGGGGCCTCCGGTACGGCTATGACCTCAGGGCAATCTATTACAATGTTTTCTGACCTTGTAAGTGGTGTAAATACAAGCAGCGCACTAAAGGCACAACTAAGAAAAGGGGAAGGCGTTACACTGCACGTTTCTTATTCTGTATATGAAAATTATATGGAATATCTTGAAAGCATACAAGGAGTTGAGGCGGCTTACAGGCTTTTGCAAGACGGGACACGGGCGTTATATTGGAGAGGTATCCCCGTAATCCCTCACCAAATTTGGGACGCTTATGCAGCTGACAGCGATATTGATTTCGGATCTGGTGTAACTACTGACTTCAATCTCGCAATGCTTGTTGCTGATGGCAATTTGGTTACGGTAATGGATACTATTTCGCCTGCCTCTATGGTGGAAATGTGGTATGACAAAAAAGACGAGTTGAACTATGCGAAAGCGGCTTATTTACTAACGTCGGGTTACGTAATGAGCAATTTGGTTGCTATTAACTACTAAAAAGGGAGGTAAAATATTATGCTTACAGCAAATTATATACAATCAGTTTGTGCGAGTGCGGGCGGTATCGTTAAGTTGTGGGTCGCCGTTTCTACGGCGGTAACCGGCTCAACAGCGGGCACAGGCTTAGAAATTTCCGCTTTTGCGGGTTCGGGGTCTTTCTTTTTTCGGTTTGACGGGTTCGATACCGGAGAATATGTAGAAACGAAATCTCAAGGACGTGGCAAAAGTGCGTACACCCAAGTATTAACCGTTACATTTAATGCAATTCCGAAGGCGTTGCTGGACGCCATAAAGGATTTATCAGACGAATGCGGTCTTGTTTTGGTTTGGCAGGACGGTAACGGCGACTATTGGACGGCTGGATACGGCATTGCGGGTTCTGCTCCTTCACGTCCGTTATCTCAATACATCTCGGACGTAGTGGGCACAACCCCTGGCGACATTGTAGAGAATCAGACGGAGGTCGTAACTTTTACCGGAATCGGGATAGAACCGAAGCGTAAATTTACGGGCGACACAACCGCTGCTCCGTTCAATTAACGCCTTTTCGTTTTGTGTTTTTCATAATACCGAAAGCGGGCAGGCTTACCGCTTGCCCGCTTAGGTTTTAAACATGTTCCACGTGGAACACTTACAAATAAAAATATGCCGAATTACAAAATAAAGGTAAAAGAAAGACATACAGAATTATGTGAAACCCTGACTTATTACAGTAAGTACGGGACAATCAAATACAACGCACCGGAAGCGGAATGGAATGAATTTTTAAAAAACGTTTTGCCCTCAGAATTGGAAAACGTACTAAAGGCGTTATCAAATCATTTGGATATTTATGAAGCAGAAACCGAAAACGATACAGCGGAGGCGGCCTCAGCCGAGCCAAACCGGACAAAGAAAAAAGGTAAGTAATGCGATTGAGATAACCGTAAATTCTAAAAAGATTTATGAGAGTGAATTAACTGCGCAAAATTTGAGCCGTTATTCTGGCCACTACGTTCCGTTTTTTGAGGATAAAGACAAATATTTGCAGTTCTTATACTTTGCCGCAAAAACGTCAGGCACTCATTCGGCGTGTGTAGCGGCTAAAACTTCATTCACATACGGCGCAGGAGTTAAGGCTTTGCAATCCGGCACTGAAAATACTGAAGCTACGGCAAAATTAAAAACGTGGCTTGATTCTGTGAACGGCAAAAGGACAAAAAACGGCAAAGAGATTAAAAACGGTATAGCCGACTATTACCGGACGGGGAACGCTTTTTTTGAACGAGCTGAGAAAGACGGGGTGGTTAATATCTATCATATAAGCACAAAGAAAGCCCGTATCAAAAAAGATTATTCTGGTGTATTAGTTTCTGCTAACTTTTACGAGGGTGCATATTTGGCAGGCGATGCCCGTTATTTACCATTTTTCCCGAATCAGGAAAAGGATGATGATGGGGTTTTGAGGTCAGTCATTCACGTTTGCGGGGATAAAATTAGTAATGAGTACTACGGAGAGCCTGATAGCGCTTCTGCTTTGATTGATATGGAAATTGAGTACCGGATAGGGAGTTACAATAAGGCAGAATTTGATAACGGCTTTAAGCCCTCTACTCTTATGCAGTTTGTGGGAGATTATGAAACAGAAGAGGCGACCGAGTATTTAACCGAAATGAAAAGCAAATTTACGGGAGATGGAAACAACGGCAAAATGGTTCTGCAGGTTGTACCGAGTAAGGAACTTTTTGCAAACCTGCTGACATTAAACGCAAATACAGACGGCAATTTTTCAGAACTTTCCGAACGGGTAGAAACCAATATTTTGAAAGCGCACCGATTGCCGAAAGTATTAGCAGGGATTCCGATAGCGGGGAAATTAGGAGGAGATACGAAAGAAATACAAACGGCGTATAATTACTGTTTAAGTACTGTAATTTACCCGATTCAGTCGGAACTTTTAACGCAATTGTCTGAGCCGTTTTTTAACTTTGTTTGCGGTACGGGTTTTGGGTATGAAGTTATTGATAGCCCTCCAATTACTCTATCCGATTCGATTGAGGGTCAAAGTGTATTGACCATAAATGAGCAACGTGCCGCAATCGGCTACGAACCAATTACCGGAGGCGATATTTTAGGATATGCTTTAGGTATTGATTTTGCAAAAATATTGCAGCCCGCCGACGTACCAACAGACACGAAAATAAAAGAAAATCAATGATAATCACCGGAAACGAAATAGTAAACCGCCTACCAATAGCCAAAACTTTTGACATTGGTAAACTAACGGCGCAAATTGATAGCGTTATTCGCCAATATTTAAAGCCTCGTTTAGGCTTAGAATTTTATGAAGCAATCAATACGGATAGAATTTCATTAGGAGCCGGCAGTCCGTTTGCTGTGTATAATCCTGCGACCGCTTACACGTTAGGCGATACGATTATTTTCAACAACGTAGCTTTTGAATGTATCGCAACACCTCCGGCAGCGGGTTACAATCCTACGCAAGTCTTATATTGGCAGTACTACGCACCGTTTACAACGGCAAAGTATAGAAGCCTTTGGATGGATGGAGGTTTGTTTGATTTTGTTTGTAATGCTGTTTTGTTGGAATCGTTGCCCTTTATACATTTAACGGTGCAAAGTTCCGGCGTTTCGGTTGTTTCTGATAGCTTTGGAAACGCTGCGAGTAATACAGAAGTTGAGCGACTTTTGAAAACCTTTGCGGAGCGCACGGAATCGGGTTGGGTTCAGGTGTATAATTTTTTGACGCTTACAAATACAGCACTCAATATTGACAATCCCACATTATACCCTTTATTTGCAGAAAATTGCAAGCGTTCAGGAAAGGGTAATGCCAAATTTGGAATAATATTTTAACCTTAAAACCTAATCAAATTCATTAAACTTAAACGGTTATTTTTACGAATGAAAAATTTATTATATGGTTTCAGAAAATTTAAAAATGTTGTTGTACCTTATCATTATTCTTTTCTGGTTCTTTTATTGCGTGATTGCTGTGGCGATGGCGTATCTTGGAATCGCTTGGATGTTGACAAAGGAAGCCGAGCCGGAATTGATAGGGAAAGTCAATTTTTCGCTTGTGGGAACTATGATGGTTTTCCTCAGCGGGGTAGGAATAAGCGCAGGCATAGCGTTTTTCCTAACCTTGTGGCAAAAAATACCCTTATAGCGGTTGCTGTTTTTATCGCTTTTATTATTTCGGTTGTTTTCTCTTTTTTCTCTGTTTTGTATGTAATGGGATAAATGTTCCACGTGGAACATTTTACGAATAAAAGTAGGTTTCAGTATAGATAAATAAAACGCCCGTAGTCTGTGAAGATTTACGGGTTTTGTTTACGCAAAAAAACCGGACAACCTCACGGCCTCCGGTCTTCTTCTTTTTTAACCCACTTAATTAATTACACTATGAAAAAACATTCATCACCATTTTAATTTTTCCGCTTTTTTCTAAAAAACATTTCCCTGATTGCAACCGAAAAGAGCCAAACAGTTACGATGTTTTCGGCCAAATCAATGCCGGTTAATCCATCGTGAATGTGCATATACAGCCCGACAAACAAGGAAACAAAAAACAACCCTATGTAATCTTTCACCATTTTTTAAATTTACTTTTTATGTACTGCTGAAGTACAAACGAACCGCAAGAAAAAGCAAGAGCAACCAACCATACAAAAACCGGATTTTCAACTAATCTGAGTAGCGTTTCCATTTTGCGAATTTATTAAAAAGTTCTCGTAAATCTTTCTATATTTTTTATCATACAGATATAAACTTTCGTGCTTATTCTTTGCGCTTAATGAAGTTGAGTGGTCAGTCCAACCGATTGCGCCCGCTATTTCCAAATGCGTAAAACCTGCGTCGCTCAAATAAAACGCAAGCATAGCACGATAGTCTGGTAAGGGTTGTTTTCTGCTGCCTGATATAACATCTTTAATTGAAACCCCTACGATATTACAAAACGCCGCAATGACGTTATTCATTTCAAATACGGGGCGTTTCCGTTTGCGCTGTACGAATCGCAACTCTAAGGAAAGAATATTACTTTCGATTTCGTTGTATTCGGCTATTAAATTTTGTATTTCTTGTAATTTATCCATTATTTCAAATTATTAATAGTCTTACAATTATCGCTACAATGCGTAACGGTTTTCTGAGTTGATACTTTTACCGTCCCGCACTTGCAGCGAGCGGCAAAAAGTTCCGTCCCTTGTATTTGTGTGGACCTGCCGACTTGCAATAAGTCTGCACAATCCAAAATACCCAAAACATTATCCGGCGTTGGGGTTGTCCCGTAATCAGAAAACCACATTACACCCTCAGACATTATTTTGTAGCTGTAATCATCCCCTACCCCAAGCCCTACATTTATTTGCTGCCGTTTTACGGCGCTTGACGCCGTATTTTCAGAACTTTCAATAGTTTCTGAAAGTAGGGGAGGGGCTAGGCGTGGAACGTCTTGCGGAGGCTGTGGTGGTCTGTGGTAGCTTAACCCCTTATCAAACCCAATTCCGTACCCTTTCACGAACGCCTCCGCACTTTCTGCCCGTTTCTCCCAATCTCCTGCGACATAACGTCTTGCGCCGTCTGGGTTGTGCTTTATTAATTGCACAACTATCCAAGCAGCACCGAGAACGGCGCAAAGGAATGAAAACGACAAAACAAAAAGTATCAATGCGCCCATTTAGATTTTTATTTTTTGTGCCTCAGTCAGTACGTTTTCAGTACTTCCTGAGTAGTTGCCCGTTAATTTCACCGTAGCGTAAAAGCCGGCTACGGTTGTAAGTGCTGCGAGAATAGTGAGTACAAGTATCATTATATGTTACCTCCGTATGTTTGATGTTTACCGCCAACAGTGAACCCGTCAGCCTCAAAGGTAATTGATACAGAAGTTTTTAATTTATCTTCTTTCATCAACTCAATTACTTTGCTATTGGAAACAACATTTACCTTACCGCTAAAATACAGACAGAAATTACCGCCTTTTTCATTCCTGAAAATTAATCCTCTTTTGCCGTTGAGCTCAAATTCACCTACGAATCTACTTTTAATTGATTGTACTTGTTTTTCAGAGTTACTATTGTACCCGAAAAACTCAGACTGCAATAATGGGAGAAATTCTTTTTCTGTTTCATTGATTTCAACCTTTTGGTTGTTTACGTAGATAAATTTATCGTTGTACACTTTGCAATTGAAATTCCTTATTTCTGAGATGTTTTCTAATGTGTTCATAATGCTAAATTAATTAAAGTTTGTTTATACATATATAAACGCGCTTGATTAAAAAAGGTTTCAAAAAACATAAAAATATTTTAAAAAACTTTGTGCAAATTTCACAACTTACACAAAGTCAAACCATTATGTAATGAAAAAACTTTAAATTTTATTTTCAAATAGTTCCTTATTTTCCATTTTGCTTTTGACTTTCGTATAGTTTAAAAATTTTCCTTAGTTTCTCTACGTGCTCGCAGAGAGAATCGATCCTATGGATTTGCGCTTCGTTTAGTGGTCGCCTCCCGTACAAATAAATACTGAATTGCGCCTGCGACATTCCAATAGCTTTCCCAAATTCCTGAATACTGATAAACCCCTTCAGGGATAAAACCCTTTTTTTGATACGTAATCTTTCCTTAATATCTGACATTATTTTAATCTAAAATTGTTACTAATTAATTTGGAGGCGCAAGGGAATCGAACCCTATTATTTCCGGCAAAAAAATAAAACCGTTACGCCTTCTCTGTGGCTTACCCCCTGCGTGTAAATAGCCATATTTCTACACGCTTATGTGCTGAGATTTCGGGGCACCGGCATAGTCCGGCACGAATAACAACATTTCCGACAGTTCCTCAAACATCCATCTTTCAATAAAAATGCAGTCATTGCCGTACTGCATTCTTTTTAAGAAAGGCTGCGCAATCGTTATTAACCCCTTGCCGCTTGCATGATTAATGCTTTTTTGCAAAAGAATTAAAATAAGGATTGCAATTAAAAAATATAAAACCATACTTCTAAAATTGTTACTAATTTTTCAAAGGCTGCGAACGCCTCCGGATCTGCCTCAACTGTAAATACGTTTGAATTTTCGGGAACGTATGAGATAAAATTCCACTCACTCAAACCCGTTACAAACATACAAAATTGCACTTGCAGCCACCACTCGAATTTGTTTTTTCTTAGGTCGTTTCCGTTCTTGCATTCATCAAGAGCCAAAAACGTATTTACAGAATCCGGCGTTTTGATTTCCAAGCCTGCCATAATTACTCCGTTCTGAATAATTACAGCGTCAGGAGAGCAACCAAAAAACCCGCTATCATGTAGGACAAACCCACATAAATCATATTCGTTAAATACATCAAATTCATTCAGGGCGGCAGGTTCGTTTACTTTCCCGTTTCTCATTGAATAGGTTTCCACCGAGGGAAACATCAAATCCAATGATACACCCTTTTTGCGCTCGTAGCGTAATTTTCTGATGTAATCCGTTGCCGTCTTACCTTCACTTAGTTTTAGCGTTGTGGTAAGCAGTTTATGTACCTCGCTGCCGGTTATCACACCGGAGCGCAAAACGTGCCACTCTGGTGTGTTTTGGTTGCAATAATGGATTTTATGTTTCATCCTCTGTTACGAATTTATTTAACTGACCGCTAAATTTTGCTCCAAATTTTGCCGCCTTATCAGCAAAGATTTTTGCAAACCTATCATAATCAATAGCCGTTAATCCGTTGGCGGGATCGTCTAAAATCGGTTGGCAACGTGCATAAAAAACATTAAGAGCTGCCAAATCTTTCAGGTTAGCAACAGCCGCAGGGATTGCCGCTAATTTTGCCGCAGGGGTTAATTCTTTTTTTGGTTCAGGTTTCGGTAATACTACGGGTGCAGCAGATTCTATATGTTCTTTGTTAGCGTCTGCAATATCCTGAGTAGCTACGCAAAAGACCTGCATTAACATATATTTGAACGCCGCCGACATACATTTATTTATTGCTTTGTCTGCGTAATCCCGTGCCTCCCCTTTTACTACGGCAATAATATTACTGCCATCGGCTGCGTAAATCGTGTATTTTACGGTTAGTACGATGTGTAAAAATGCTGTCCCATTTTTCGTTACTCCGCTTGTTTGTTCTTTCTCCAATACTTCGGGCACTATAAAAATACCCACATCCGAAAAAACACGATTACAAGCGGTTAGGAAGTCATCGATACCCCTGAACATATAGTTCTGTTCGTTGTTTTTTTTACTTTTTGGGATTGCCCCAATTTTACCGGAAGCCTCCGGAATTAATTGAAAAATTGTTTTACCTTTCGTTTCCGTCATAATGATTTTTATTAAATTGTTTAAAAAATTGAAATACCATTAATTTCACACCTGAAAAATATCTCAATAATTGCACGTTTTGCGTTAGCTGTTTTAAGTGGGTGCGGACTTTTAAATATTTCTTTGCCTATTTGCGCCAACTGTTTTAGCGTTAGCTCATTGATAGGCGTATCAATCGGTGCGCCTCCATCAATTTCCTTTAGTACCTCTTTTTCCTCTTTTTCCAAAATATCTTTGAGTTTTGCGGTCATAATAATAATGATTTAAAAATTGAATTGTTTAAAAAGCGGTTTACGGGTTGCCGCTACCATGTTTTTTGATTATAGTTTTGCTAATTGTTCGATACACTCCTTATCAAATTCGCTGCCACTTCTATAAGAAAAATCAAAAATACGTCCGCCTCCAATAAATTCACATTTGCATACGTCTGTTTCTTTATCATAAGAAACAGAAGCGAATGAGCCAAGTATTTCGTTACCCGTCATTGAATCGCAGTTATCAATGTTTGAGTAATCAAACCAAGAAAGGTTGTTTAGCTTTTTGATTGTAACCGTTTTTGAAAAAGACTTCATAATAAATATTAATTAAATTGTTTATACATATATAAACGCAAAGGTAGAAAAAAGGTTTCACAATTTCCAACAATTTTTTACAATATTTTCACAATTATTCGTAACGTATTGATTTACAATAGAATAAAAAATAAATTATTTTTTTTGAAACCTTTATTTATTTTATGCGTTTAAGTATATATAAACATTTTAATTAATATTTATTATGAAATTATCAGAATTTTTAGCGCAGTATAAAAACGATGAAAGTATTATTTACTTTTGTGATGACAGGCTCCAGAATTTCTTTTATTATTATCAAGATAAAATAAACAGGGAAATAATAAGAAGCAACGCCCAAGAATTCTTAAACGAAAATGGCGTTATTTTTGCCTTTTTAGGTTTACTGGAAAGCGCAGATAATTCTCTTTTTTTATGTGAGCCTGCACTAAGAAGACAAACCCGAATCCTATTTCTGGAGTGGGCAATCTCAAAAGGGGCGCAAAATATTGAAGATTTATTTAAACCTTTAACTAATTAATAATATAATGCATGAAAAACGAAGAAAGTTATTTTTATTTGACAGGTACACGTATGACAATCGGAGATTTGCCGTATATCGCAAAATCGCCAGATACGTTTGATATTCGGGTTTTTGATTTGGCAAACTGCGAGCCGTTGCTTGATTTGCTAAACCTGTATTACATGAGAGGAAATTACGGCGTTTCCTATACTTACAAAACCCGTGCAGAATGGTTTTGCGGGTATTTATCTTCTTTTATGGATAGGGGCGAAAAGTGCGAAAGATACGAAAAGCTGCTCACTAATCCGGTTATCAGGGTTTTTAAAACGGGCGTAAAAGAAAAAATTAAGGCATTAAATTTGTCTATAATTATAGAATAATATGATATACATTATTCAATGGGCAAACCTTGAAGTCTGGAGCGGTGCATTTTCAAATCTTGAAGAAGCACAAAATGAACTTTGGGGTCTTGGGTTCAAAATGAAATC